CAATGATTTCTTCTGAACTGCTGAAGGCGTCACCCGCCATAAGTCCTAATTTAGAAACTGCATCGGCGGTTGTCTGATATGCGCCCCTTGACCGTTCAGCCGATAAATAAATCATGTTCTGCAAGTCTTGCGTGGATTGCAGACCGTCATTCATCAGGTTTATGCGGGCGGTTGTGGAAGTAAGCTGATCTGATAAATCCATCACTTTTCCGATTGTCTGAACACTTGCATAGGCGGCAACTGCCCCCTTAATCATGTTCATCAAATCGCTTGCGCCTTGTGTGCCCTCGTCAATAGCACGATTAAAACGCCCCTGTTCATCCGTATTATCACGGATATAGCGTTCTGTATTG